CCATAAAAATTTGTATAAGGCACTCATGGAATACGGACTAAAAGAAAACATGACCGTCCAGATCAAACGCGAGATGGTGCCGTTTGGAGAAAAGGGATACAGCTACCAAAGTTTTGACGTGATCCCTGCTGAAAGCGCAGAGATTCCTAAACCAACCCCATCAGCCGAAGCAGAAGCCAGTGCAGATAAAGCTATCGAAGCGATCTATGGCAAGGAGGATGATGCTTTAGGGGGCGATCTGTAATGGACGCAAAAGAAAGAGAAACGATTGCGGAGTTAGGCTTCAAGGCCGGAGTTCCGGCCCAACTCACCCTGCTCCACGTAGACGCTTGGCCTTGGGTCGTAGGCGCAAATGATACGCGCTACAAATTTCACCCAGATAAACATGTAGACGTGTTGAACCAGATGCGCCATGACAATCTAAGGGTAGGTGACACCATCAGCGTCACGGCTACGGTGACACCGCAAAAGAAGGTAAATTTTGATTGCCAGATTGTGGCGCGTTATTCACCCCCAGAGGGTAGCGAAGAGTATGTCCATTGGGTCTATGAAAGTTTATCGGCTCATCAACTACGATGTTTTAATACTACTATATTGAATGTCAAAAAAGCGACAGAGGCAAACGGATTGAATTTTGAGATCACGTCAGAATTGCTACCTGCTATCCTATCCTCTGCTACTGGATTAGCCATTGAATCGCATAAACGATTTAACTGTACAGCGTTCCACTCTGATCCTAATGACATGCCGTTTTGACCCAGAAGTTAATTGTCAAAGGTGATCTGCCATCGCTGAATCAGGTGATTGCTGCTTCAAAAAAACATTGGTCGCATTACGCCAAGGAAAAGAAGAAGTGGACAGACACCGTCTACGCTGAAGCTCTGTCGCAGGGATTAAAACCTGTGGCAGGGCCAGTGTGGATCAGGTGCGAACATTATCTAAAAAATCGTAGAGTTGATCCAGACAATAAGGCTGTTGGACTCAAATACGTTCTGGATGGATTACAGGTAGCGAAAGTTTTGCCCGAAGACAATATGGATTGGATTATTGGATTTATTCATACATTCCAAATAGATAAAGATAACCCAAGATTAGTTGTTTATCTGCAACAAGAACCAGAAGGGATATAGCCGTCCTGATTGTTGAGAGTTGGGAAACCGCTCATGGGGCCAATCGGGACAAAACGGGTAGGCCAGTGACACTACATTGGTCTACCCATCTTTTTAACCATAGGAGATTAAATGTTAGAGATAGAGACAGACATCGCCATTACCATCACCGCCACAGGCGTAGAGGCCGGAGAAGATATTTCAGCCACACACACTGACCCAGGTGAGAGCAGATTTGCAGATAACATCAAAGTTTTTTTTGGTGACATCGAGGTAACCTCAGAAATTTATCCACGCCACATGTCGATGATTGAAGATCTTTTACGGGACGAGATAACGTGATTGGACATGCGAATACATATGACGAGGCGGTAGATTTGATTGACCAGTTGGAGCTACCGTCCGGCACGAAGATGGCGATGAAAAAAGACATTAAATACGGATGGACCTGGGCCTGTTTAAACCCAAAATTAGCGCGTAACAAAAAGAAAGACATCCCTCGATTTACTTTAGAAACCCTCAATGGTGATTATATCCACATCAATAACCAATGCCTACAGGAGATGGCAAACCATGCACGAAGACGAGTACGGTCAACCGATAAAAGAATTAAGGATTTTCAAAGAGGCACCACCAAACATCTTGCACCTGCACGAATTGCGGAAAAGGTTTCCCGAAGAGGATCTTCCACCAGATCCGCGAGTGAGCAACATGACTACGCTATGGGCCTGCAAAGTTATTTCCGCGATGCTGGATATGGGCGAGTCGAAGTCCTCACCGAAGATACAATCGCTACTCAGTTTGATTGCGATAGAGCTACACTGGATGAAAAGAAACGAACGCGAGATAGAGCGGAAAATGAAGAATCGACCCAAAGCAGCAATACGATACGAGAGGAGAGGACGGCCACCGTCAGAGCTACCGAAACAGGTGCAGATGAGGCTCCAGGATGTGGGGCTGAAATACAACCACGACACTCAGTTATGGTCAGGATGGCAAACGGACGAGATGGTTATTGTGGCAAACGAATTACTGTCCTCGCAGGGAAGGTTACTTTAGGAGATTTGTGATGGCCGGAATGAGTGGTAAAAATTTAAAATCATTAGTGAAACTTTGGCGCAGATTAAATCGAAGACCCATGATCACTGTTCCTGATTTTAATTACGCCAAAAAAGAATTGCGTGATATTTTAATTCAAGCAGCGTCAGGCAACAGAGAATTTGAAGAGTGGATTTTAGAAGAGATATCAAAAGACTATGAAAAACCGTAAACATGGATGGGGCGATAAAACGTCCGGTTACCGTTCTTGGCGGTATCAATGGAATGTAGGGGCCGTCCATGATGCGGATCAGATAGAATGGCGTAACGGCAAGCCTGTGGCCGTATTAGAGCTAACTACAAACCCCGAGATGAACGAGCATGTTCAAAAAGCGGTTCGGCATCGGCTCTGGACGCAGTTCTCAGGCAAGTCATTACGCAAGGTAGCCCAAGCATTGAACGTCCCATTTTTCATCGTATTGTTTACCCACGATTTAAAGGATTTTGCCCTATGCAAATTAGAAAGCGAAGAAAGCGAATGGCTCGATATGGGCAAAGAGGATTACAGGCGGTGGCTATCCTCACTTTGATTGTGATTGCCAAAAAAGCCTATGATAAGTTAACCCGATTTGATTATGAGGAGCCGTTAGGATTATGATGAAATTTGTCATTGAAAGTCAGACCAACCCAGATGAGCCGTATGAGGTATGGGCCAAACGAATGAAAGATGACTTTGTCGCTTGGCAGTGTATGTGTAAGGGGCATAAATACAGAGGAACCTGTAGACATGTATTACTGGCCCAACAGTGTATCGAGAATGGATTACGGGAAATGGTGGAAGTATCTGATTAAGTGGGTAGGGGGTCGTGACAGGCGTGACCCCCACCCATGAAGAGAATCACAATAAACTAAAGCCCGTCACGACTTTTGATTGGCCTACTTGCTATGAGCGTCTACATATGCCTGACCAAGCACATATGCCGATGCTACCAATGCTACAGGCCAGGTTACCTCTACGGCTCCCGTCCCTGCCGCTGCTCCGATTGCAGCCGTAACGCCTAATTTTCTACTACCTAACTTATCCTTCAAATCATTAAGAAATTTCATGGCTATCATCTACTCCTTCTGCGTCAGATGCATCAGAAAGCTCTATAAGCTCTTCCAATGCGGTTATAGCACCCGATTGACGTTGCACAAGTGCTGTGAGTTCCTGGACACGGGTTTGGGCCTCCTGTAAGGCTTGTAGAGCCTCTTTCCGATTGCCCTTCAATTCATTGAGCTTGTCTTCTACCGACATTATCTACCTTTCATGGGTTATTTACGTTTTTTAGGCTTTGCTTTCTTCCTAGCTTTTACAGCAGCTTTTTTGCCACTTGACGTGTAAGGGAACTTCTGACCTTTTACCGTTGGCATATCAATCTCCTTTAATAGGGTTGTTTAGGTCTAATTTATCAAGTTGTCGCTCAATTCGCAATGCACCTAATTCATTGTTTGCGACACTGAGTAATGTGCCACCTACTATGGCTCCATTCTCATCCGTTTCGTAAACGTAAAATGTGGTGGTCGTAATAGCCGTCTTGCTGATCCTTGCTGGCCTTCTTTCGCCACCTACCTGTATCCAACATGTCTGATTTTCATCATATTTTGATCCAAAGAACACCGCACATCCGGCCAGTATGTTCTCTATCGAGTTTTTTAAAAACAAGAGCGCAAAGCCAACCACAAACAGCCAGCTATACTGCTCTACCAGTAATCCAATGCCAGAATTTTCAGAAAATCTTTGTAACGCCTCTGCGGCTTCTGTTTCCATTTTTTATCTAAGCGATGTTTAGGACTACGCTTATCCCTTAATTTCCTACGGTTAAGCAATTTTTCCATCCAACTCCAAAAGCGGTTCATCAGCTTTTATTGGTGGCCTTATACACTTCGGCAAATAATACGGTAACTATCCATACCATTGCCCCGTAGACGGCCTCATGTTCCCAAAACATCTGCCATTTCTTATCGGCTCCGTTACGAGCAAAAGGGAATCCGATTGTGTGCCATAGCTGATATAAGATCGTTATAAATATAGCTGCTCCACCTGACCAGGCGGCAGCTTTTTTGCCTTCATCAGAAGCCTTCTGTCTCTTGCTCATTGTAACAATAGACCGTTTAGCAGATTTGAGTTCGCCTTTCAACCCATCGCGGTCATGCTTGTATTCTTTCGCCACGATGTTTTCATTGCTCACCTGTTGACGCAGATGTTCAATCTCTTTCACCGCTTCAATGTAGAGTATCCTCTGTCTCTCTGCTGACGGTATCTGCTCTGGTGGTGGATATTTTGCCGGAGACATCTTTAGCTACCTATTGTAGGCTTAGTGTCTGGAAAATTATCAGCGTCAGCCGGCCAATTCCGTAATTTGACTCTATACGCCATTATCGCAGTATGATCTGAATGGTCTGTCAGAGGAACAAATTTATCTGTATCGTTCAGTTCCTTGTCTCTCCATATCCGAGCACCCATTTTTTTTGATTCCAATTTATACTCATCAGAGTACTCAGGTGGTTTGACCAACTCATAGCTACCGTTACCTGCCACTATTTTTGCGTTTTTTTCATCTGCAACAATAACGCCTGTCGTGCCATCCTCATATGTTATTTTATAATCTGCCATTTTGTTACCCCATTGAAGTAGGAAAAATCAAAACCATACCCGATGCACCTCTGGCAGGGTGAGTTTTACCTGCGGAACAAGAAGTCAGAACCGCACCACTACCCCCACCATACGATGGACGTGATCCATAGTTAACCGAACAGCTAACTGCGGCCGCTACGCCCTTACCCCCATCAAACGGCCCTGCGGCACCTGCCAGATACCAGTAGTCACTCGCCATTGCCTCTCTGCGATCATTGCCTCCGTTAAACGCCTGATTGGCTGTGTGCAGTTGCATAGTCTCTTGATATGGATATGTTATTGATGTAAACACTGAAAAATGATCGTCATAGCTCGATAGCTCAGGAAATGGAGTCATCGCTGTAGGTATCGGTTGGGGTTGGCCATTAATATACGCACTCATAGGGCCATCACCAGAAAGCACGTCCAACGAACCTATGTGGGCAAAGTTATTTAAAGATCCACCAAAACTGACACTGATGTCATCTCCTGAACCCTCAACATCTATACCTGCCTGACCGTCATTGCCATCTTCCCATA